CTTTGCTTTAGCAGAGGATGAGTACGGAGATGGTCCAATTTCTGGAATAGCGTCCTCTGTTGCCAAGGCTTCGGGTAATTTGTCAAATGTTCCCGTTATTGGCCCTTTCTTTCGAGCTACACAGGTCGGAGCAGGGGCTGCTTCTAGAGTTTTGTCTTGGTTTGGATTTTCTAAAGTTCCTGTAGTATCAGATGTTATGCCTTTTAAGGATGCTGCCTTTGGTAGTTTGCCTTCAGCAGAGACTTCTGAATTTTTTACTAAAATAACTTTGGATCCAAAAGCAGAGTTGACGGTCGATCCTCGAACCGTTGGCCTAAGTGGAAAAGATGAGCTAGCCGTATCAGCATATGCTGGCAAGGAGGCTTATTTGACTCGCTTTGACTGGTCTGAGGCAGACGTCAATAATGATATCCTCTTTAGTGCTTACGTTGCACCTGACAGGTTTTATCAGCGAAACTCTTCGACTAACATTAACTTTACACCGATATCACACATGATGCAGTGTTATCGAAATTGGACTGGATCTGTTATTTTCAGATTCTATGTCGCAGCAACTCCCTATCATAGGGGGCGACTGCGAATTCAGTTTGATCCTGCGTCTGATATTTCCACATCGGTTGGTGACGAAACTGCAATTATCACACGAATTGTTGATATTGGTGAGTGTCGGGATTTTGAGATTTGTGTACCTTGGGCCCAGATTGAGCCTTATTGCTCGCCTCTCAAATTGACTGACACAACATACAATATTACTACTTTCCGGTCTGATGGTTCTAGCCTAGCCGGTTTGTTTCGTAGTGAACACAATGGAATGATTTCAGTTTCTGTCTCTAATCAGTTAACCTCACCTGATTCGACTTCTCCTCTCCAAGTTCTTGTTTTTGTGCGTGCTGGTCCTGATTTTCAGGTTATGAATCCAGATACGCCGCCAAATAAGCTTACTTGGCGTAGTCAATCAGTGGCTGGCTTTAGAGCTAAGCCCCAGGCTGATTCCGCAGATTGTCTGACTTCAGCTGAGACGGCCGCTGATAAAATGCCGATGGTGTTCGGTGGTGAGACTAATGAATCGTTGCGACAGCTTATGCAGCGTCACTGCCTTTGGCGAGTGGATGCTGGAATCGCTCAAACGGGCACGACTGCGTCTATTGGTGTGAGAACTTTTAATATGTACCCTTCCGGACCAGGCGCTTCTCCGGATAACCTGGACTCCATTAGGATTAATGGTACTATCTCACCTTATAATATGTGCAATTGGACCTATGAAGCGTTTTTCCGGCCTGCTTTTGCTGGTGTGCGCGGATCAATGTCTTACATGTTCGATTGTAGCAACGGCTCCGCCAGTAATGGTTTCTCTGTGCAACGCATAGCAGAGATTAACCAGCCGGATGCAAGTGATTATTCTCAATCAATTGTGTCTGGATCTGGTACAACTTCTAACACCATTACTTTTATGTACTTTAATAATGTCGATACCCAGGGAGGTATTGCGCACTACAATAATAGCAACCAGACGGGTTTTGGCACAGTTATTCCATGTGTCATTCCCGCGCGTTTTTGTCCAACTAAGGCAAATCGTTACACTACAACACCAGATGATATTACTAGTAGGTATACGAATATGCGCACCATCACGGATTACGATCCTGATATTAGCGTAAATGCGGAAACCTTAAATTATACATTTATTGGTGCTGGTGTCGATCATGCTTTGTTCTTTTTTATTGGGGTGCCCACAATGGTTTGGGTACCTGGCACATTCACGCAGCTCTGAGTGCTTATGCGACTCTGTGGGGAGGTGGTCCCCATAGTTTTAGGCCCGTAAGGGCACGAGATGTTTTTCTTACCCAGAAGGGGTGGAGGGCACTTCGTGCCCTTACAGAGTTTTTTCCAGTACTACTGTTTCTCTGGTG